AGGCCAATTGAAAAAGGAAATAGGCGTAGATTCGCAGTTGATGTTGGCTCAAGCACAGGTCAATGATATGTCGAGAATATTGATAGAGGTATTAGGTTCTCACCCACAATTGCTAGACCAAGTAGAATTGAAAATGGCTTTGTTGAAAGAACCTTCGGTGATTATAGATGGCTAAGAAATGGCGAAACGAACCTGCTAGAAGGTTAATCAATAGAGCAATCTATGAAAAGGATTTACCTAATTTGATTGAAGCCATGAAAGAAGATAATCTTACGGCAAATATAACTCACAACGGTATAGAATGGTATCATGCAGATTATAGGATAACTAAGACTTCTATAATGGAAGTTTGGGGTCTAACCGCAGGACAAATGGAACGTGTGCAGAATTATGTTTATGGGCATGACCCATTCTAACTTTATATAGTAGTATTTGAAAAAAATTGTAGCAAAAAATTATGGTGAGCCTATGGGTATAGTGATATTTACAGATGATGACAGTAAGTTTATGGAATCTAAATACATTATGATGATAGGTGAAATTGATACACCGCCTACCGATAAAGATACCACATATATTCTACGAAGTAATAAGTTTAAGGAAAAAGATGTACTAGAATGGTTGCCTATGATAACAAACCGACTTGTAGTTTGTTGTGATAAACCACCTAAGATAACTAACAAAAGTGAGGACTATGTTATTGTATCTGATTCTCTTAAGATTAAGGGTAAAAGTAATCACTACTCTCCTATAAATGCCTTGCTAACATGGAAGGACAGAAGAAGAGTCAATGCGATATTTAGTAAAACCCCTTTGCCTTTGGCTAAGGCATTCTTGAAAGAAAATGACGTAGACATTACAGTATGGCGTAAATTAGCCAAAACTGCTATGTTTTTACCGGAAAAGTATGTAAGGGCAATAATGGTTTATGGTATAGAACCTGCTCATAAAAAAACTAAGTTTCCTAAGAAGAAAAAACAGCAATACCAACACGAACAAACCCGTTCAAGTGATAAGCATATAGAGGTCATAGTAAAAAACTCTATAACCGTAAGTAATCGTATTAAGGAACAAGGCGGAAACGTACCTAAAGGTATGAAGAAGTCTAAGGGCTTGATACAAGAATGGTTGTGATGTTTATGTTGGGTATTTTGAAACTGTTATTTATGTTGCTGATTTTTTATATTACGTTTTCTTTAGTAGAAAAACTACTACCACCTAATCGTGTAAATATAGACGAAAGTGATATACAATTAGGTGTGAGTACAGAAAATGACGGGTTTTTTATGGCTGCTATGTATCAAGATATGGGGAATGATTTATAAGCACTATGAGGCTTACATTTATACATGAGTGCTAATAACAAAAGGGTCAGACGAATTATCGTGGACATTTTGTGGGAGTACGGTGCTATGACGAAAGAGGGGATGGCTGCTATGTTAAGTAAGACAAAAAACATTAGAACCGTACCTTCACCACACAGTCTTTCGGCTTTGTTAAGTAAGAATCCACAGATTGTACAAGTAGGTTCTACTAAAGTAGAAAATGCGATAGGTACATCAGCAAATCATTTAGTATATGACATTAATAGAAAAATAATACACACAAAGGAAGATATTATGCTTACAAGAAGTCCGACAGTTATGACTCCGGCACAGATGCAAGAAGCACAACAATGTTCTTGTGGTAAGATAAGAATATTTCCCCCAAATGAAACTCAATGTTTGCATTGTGTTAGGAAAGTATAATAATAAAACACTAGAGGTATGACTATGCAGGGAATAGAAATGGATGACTTATCCACTATCATAGCAAGTGTCTTTAATGTTGAGAAACCGATAGATTTAGGGGAAATATTAACCACACAAAATATGAACGAGGCTCAATACATGAGGTTTGTTCTTTGTCTCGCTACCGATGTAGATTACGAATTAGGGGATGACGAAGTAATAGATGATATGATTAATACTCTTCCCGAAAAAGTAAGTACAGAATACCTAAAAGGTATTATGGTAGGATTACTTCTATCCCTAGAAGCAGAAGCGAGAACAGGCGGCCAATTAGGTTTCAGACCTGCACACGCAGAAATTATGAGTTTATTCCAATCAGCAGAAGCGTTAATTTATGAGAGACAGGTGTAAATATGACGCTTGCGATACATAACATAAAGTATATAACCGTAGAAAAATGAGGTAATAATATGGGAGAAACAGACTGCGACCCTAACCACCATGAGTTTGACTTTGTTAGAATCAAGGGTAGTATGAGGGGAGATAGAATGTTAGTATATGGTACTTGTAGAGTATGTGGGATGCAAACAGCATTACACGGCACTATGGGTCTTTATTAAATCTCAAGTTGGCGAGGCTAGATAAACAGGTGCTAGTCCAAAACCATAACCGATATGCACAGATAGTTGCAGACCAATTGGATTAAAGGAAGGAGTAAAGACACGAAGATTAAGAGTCTCACGTTCTGATAAACGAGCCTTGAAACATAACGGAGAGCCGTTCTGATAATACATAGAGCATTAACAAGTTGGATAAGCCAATAAAAAACTAAGGAGAAAATAACATGACAATATGGGCTACTCAATACAGACCTACTCTTAGTGAGATAGTAGGCCAAAACGAAGTTATTAATGAGATAACTTCTTTACAACACTTTATCTTTTATAGCCCACAAGCAGGTACAGGCAAAACTAGCCTTGCTTTGGCTATGGCTAAGGATTTGGGTTGGCCTATTCATGTATTCAATGCTAGTAGTAAAAAGACTAGAGGTATTGATTTCGTAGAAGAAGAGTTATTACCCATGTCTAGGACAGGCAACACAAACCAATTCTTTCTTCTCGATGAAGCAGACCAATTAACACCTGCCGCACAATCAGCATTAAAGGGTGTTATAGAAAACTCACAGGGTTATTTTATCCTTACTTGTAATGATTTGAGTAAGGTTAGCAAGTGGCTACAATCTAGGTGTAGAGTTTTAAGGTTCAATCCAATTTCTAAGGAACACATAGTAAAAAGATTATCTATGATAGCAGGTAAAACAGGTACGGTTATTACAGAAGGTCAATTGAATCTGATTGCTGATGCACATGAAGGAGACTTAAGAAATAGTATCAATGCTTTACAGGCATTTTCTGTTCACCCCGAACCGGAAGGGTTCATCAACGGCCTTGTTTCACAGGGTCTTGACGCTAAACATTTTCTCACGTTATGTTTCCGTGAGAATGATTATAATTTAGCCTTAAAAGAAACATACGGAATACCGCCTAGAGAAGTGGTAAAAACAGTATTCGACTACGCTATTACATCTACCGCAAAAGTAGATAGTATAATGCGTATCGTAGATGCCGCAGCAATAACCGAAAGGGATTTGATACACGGTGTCGAGGAAAATATAGCCATAGCAAACTTTGTCCGTTTGTGTATGGAAGGATATACAAAAACTTTATATCCGTAAGAAAATAGGACTAGAAATACAAACAGAGGAAACCAATATGGATGACACGATGATAAATAATGTAGCAAAAACAGTAAATGTGGCCGCAGATACCCTGCGTAGTAAGGCTGAATCAGTCTTAGCAGAACAGGGTGCGGCTTGGAAAAACGCAGGTAAGTCTGATGACGACTGCGGTATTCTTGCACTAAGAGTAGCAGCAAGAATGATTAGTACGGAAAATGCGAGACTATCTCGTTCCGGCGCAACAAAGTATGAAGGTATGTTCATTTCAGTACCACGCCCTAAAGAATGGGGTAAAATACTATACAATAAAATGTCCGGTCAATTAAAAACCGCTACAGAAGATGTACGAAACGTATTGGTTGAATCCGGTGCGGTTGTTCTCTTTGAGAATAACCATGATGGTACTTATACAAGACACGCTAGAGAAGATTTCTACGGTGTAGAGACTGCTGACGTATCAGAATTACCACGACATACACAAAAACTAGATGAGAATACACACTTCTTCGTAGTATGGGATAAGAATAACAAGACTTTCCCATCCGGTGATGCTAACTTTAAGTATGGCCGACCTAGACCACAAGACGAAAGAGAAAGGACTTCTCTATTCTTTGGTCGCAAACAAGGTACTAATGATGAGTTAAAACTACTTACTGTTAAGGCAACACAAAAAGGTGCAGATGTGCAATACCCTACTTTTACGACAGGTACTATTGCATTAAGACCTGCTGCTAACGGTACTACTGCTTACGCTAAGGATGGAGTTTCCATCTTTGTATCTGACCCATCTTTATCAAGTATCTTTTCAGCAGACCCATTGACACTTGTACCACAGATTATCGGTCAAGAGAATATGATTTCCGGTTTGGACAAACTAGGACAATACTACGACACACATAATGGAAATGCAGGTTGGTGGGATAGAACCCTCGCTACTGTAGCAGAAGTTATACACATAGACCCTAGAGATAATGGCGGATATGTTCTAGTATGTGCTGATTTAGATATTTCTTCTACGGCAGCAACCGTAGATGTTTATATTCCAAGTGAACAAGATTCACTTGTGGACTTCGCTGTTGGTACTAAAGTACTACTTCACGGTCAGGCATGGCGAACAAAAGAAGGAGAGGACAGAATGTCTATCTCCGGTTGGTATGCCTTTGACAGAATAGCAGTCATGGATGAAGTAGTTTCTACTAACGATGGGTGGGATGAGTGAAGGCATTCGGTCATTACGTCTTTCTCCATAACACCATACAGGAAACTGTCGGTGGACTCATTCTTGAAGGCCATCTACAAGTCCTATCCGTAGGCGGTTTAGTACCTCTTCACATAGAAGAGGGCTATTCCGTCATGGTGGATGACACAAAGGTTATTCCTTTTGACAATGAAGTTAGTGCTATACATTGGGAACACATACTAGGATATTATTGAGGTATAAATATGGAAAATATATTACATGGAGAAGAAGCAAGAGACAAATTACTCTTAGGGGTAAACAAAGTCGCTAATGCAATCAAAGGTACATTAGGTGCAAATGCAGGTACAGTAATAATACAGAACCCTGCGGGGCTACCTTTAATCCTTAATGATGGTGTATCTATCACTAAGTCTATTACCGACCCCGACCCTTATATTCAGATGGGAATTAATCTCATGCAGGAAGTCGCTCACGAAGCACAAAGTAAATCGGGAGATGGTACTACTACTGCTACTATCTTAGCACAGGCATTATGTAATACGATGGCTGATGATGATACAGATAATATTAAGATAAAAGAAACTCTTACTACTATGTGTAAGTATATAGTAGATGAATTAAAAGAGATGGCTACTGATGTTAATACTGATGACTTATTAGATGTATGTATTGTAGCATCTAATAATGATGTAGAATTAGGTAGATTGATACACCAAGCACTTTTGGCTGTAGGTGAAGAAGGTAATGTGATAATAGAAAGCAATTCTGATAGCACTACTACGTGGTCTTTAACCGAAGGACTTGTTATGGATAGTGGGTATGTAAATAAACTGATGGCTAATGCAGATAGAGAGAAGTGTATTTACGATAATGCCTCTATACTTTTAACGCAAGAAAAAATAGAGACTTTCAATCATATAGTCCCTGCACTAGAATTATCTATGAAAGCAGGTAAGCCTTTAGTGATAGTTTGCCATGATTATAACCCAAGCATACTACCTAACTTACTTGTTAATATTATGCAAGGTAAATTAAATGTCTGTATAGTTAAGACGGCAGGTTTCGGTGATACTCAAGACCATTGGCTTCAAGATATAGAAGCGAAATGTGGTGGTAAAGTATTCAATTCATTTGACAGTATTATTAAGGTAAAAGAAAATGAGTTAGGTATTTGTGATAAAGTAGAGATAACTTCTACTACATCTACATTCATTAAAGACGGTGTTGATGAGGATTACATAGGTAATCTTACCTCAATACTAACTCAAGTAGAAACTGATTTTGAGCGTGAGATAGTAGAGAATAGAATTGCTAGACTCACTTCGGGTATCGCATCTATTAAAGTAGGTGGGATTACCGACATAGAACAAAGAGAACGTAGAGAACGTGTAGACGATGCTGTCAATGCCGCCACTCTTGCTAGAAAGCAGGGAGTGGTATGTGGTGGTGGTGTAGCACTTAAGGATATTTGGTGGAAAACTCTACCACTACATGATAAGATGGATGGTAAAATATACTTTGATGCAATCCTAGCACCTATCAAACAGATTTTATCTAATAGCGGTGAGCCTATGAAAAATCTTGCTTACGTTAAATCAAAAGGCGAAGGTTATAACGCAGTTTCAAGAAAATATCAAAACTTGAGATTTCATGGTATTATTGACCCTGTTGGTGTAAGTATCAACGCTGTCGAATCCGCTTTCTCTATCGCTATACTACTACTTACTACTGATTGTGCTATAATTGCACCACAGGAGTAAACTATATAACCGTAAGAAAATGAGGTATTAATATGACATGGGGAACACAAGCACCACAAACAACTAAGACGACAGAAGCACCACAAGGAGTGGTGTATAACGAAGAATACTACCGTAATATCTTTAAGAATAACAAATCACAATCTGTTGATTTGCGTATGGGATTGGTAGGTTGGGAAAACACCGCTAAGACAGGACTAGCACTATCTATGATGGATGCAGAAATCAGAGCAGGTAAAAAGGTAGCAGTATTTGATGTAGATAATTCAGCAAAGTCTACCGTAGATTATATCTACCCCGATGCAGAAAATATTATGGTAATACCACTACATGATGAAACAGATGATTCTATCTTTGATGCAGATAACAATGTAGATTACAAAGCATTGGTTGATAAGACTAATTGGTTTGTTAATATTCTAGCAGAAGAGGTAGCAGCCAACCCTGATGATTGGGCGGGCGTAGTATTCGATGGTGGTTCAACGTTCCTAAAATGGTGTGAACACGCTATGAGAGCATCACTACTAAGTCGTGGTATCATTGAAACAGAAGATGGTACTTTTAACCAAAAAGAATGGCGAGAACGTAATCGTATGAACAGAAATGTTCTAACTAGGATTCACGCTTTACCTGTACCTAAAGTATTCTTTACCTTCCACCTAAAACCTGTACAGCAGTATATGGATGACGGCACAGGTAAGAAAGTACTAATGACAGTCGGTGATAGACCCGATTGGGATAAAGGTACTATGCGTAAGTTTTCGCAACAGATTTTCCTAAATAGATACATGAAAAAGGCAGACGTAGCCGCAGGTGTTAAGGGCGATAAAACCTTAGCCGATGGTGAGTGGGCTATCAAAGGTACTATTGAGGAAATGAAAGGTAAGAACATGGAGTATGTAGGTACAACACATACTATTTTGACGGTGAAAAGCGGGAAGGTAGAGTGGACAGGACTACCTTTCTTGAATGAGTGAGGTGATAATATGCAATCTATCGTAGATACACAATCGTTGATATGGTTGCTAAGGTGTACACAACGTAGACAAACCATTTCCGGTAAAAATATACCACAAGTTTCGGCTTGTATGTTGAATGCCGTAGGTGGTAGAATGTCTACTTGTTCTCTCACTAAAGATGGTGTATCATCTGTAGGTATCTTCTCGATACCATCTACAGGAGAAGCCAAAATACCTGTTAGCGACATAGAGACTATGTTGGGAATACTAAAGTATCATGGAAATGCTTTGACCTTAACTTATGATAATGATAAGTTAAAACTAAAGTCTAAGTACAAGCAAACAACGCTTACTGCTTCCGAGAATGCTTTGGCTTTCCCACATAGTCCTACCACATTGAATGAGTGGTCTAATACATCAATAACATTTGCCGCAAAACTAAATGTAGGTAATGAAATAGGGTATACTATGAATGATGGTAGTATCTTACAACCTGCTTGTTCTTGGGAATCAATAGATGCAGTACGTTTATTTGAAGCAGTTAGGTGTGATGAAATGAACGGACAAAAATTAAACACATTCACTTTTAAGGGAGATGAAAACGGACTTAGTGTTGTCGTTGGTAAGGAATTAAAAGGTAGAACAGAATATGAGTTGGATAGGAGAAGCACACAATGGCCTTTTACGGCTACCTATCAAGGTGGTTTCAATAATCTATTTGCTAACATTAACGGTAAAATAAACTTATACTTTTTTGATTTTACACAATGGGAACAAGGCGTTAAGTTGCTTATAACTTTAGGTGATGGAGACTTTATTTTCCAATCAGCACTACTAGGAGATGAATATATATGATTATAACTTTAGATGTGAAGGCATATCCGGTATCTGATGATGTAGATTACCCTACATGGTACACTATACCTTACTTCGATGTTTGCGTACCCAACCCCGAAACAGAATCGGATGGTCTTACTACATTTACATTTAAGGGTAAAAATGGCGAAAATTATGTAGCATCCATAAAGGTTAGACAGGAATTAGACCCATTGTACCGTGATAGAATATGGCTAGATAAAGAATACACCGAGATGGAAAGAAGTATGGCCGACATAGCAGACCAATTCGGTATTACACCTGCCGCTATCAATCAATGGTTGAATAAATACGATATACCTACAAGAAGTAGGGGTAGAAACCATGAGTAATTGTGAACATTGTGGTAAACCTTTAGTGCCTATTGGTACATCTCGTAAAAATGGGAAGGCAACACACAATGATTGGGGTACACGTAGACTACACAAGAAATGTTGGATGGAATTAAAAGATTATAACCGTAAGATTAGGTGGAATAGTTATGATAGTAGAGCAAGGCAAAGGTAGAGAAGTATTGGTGAGGTATAGAGATGCACAAGGTAATAGAAAAACCGAGTCAATCAAAGGCCACTATCCGTACTGTTTTATTGAGACTGATAATGCCCCTTATGTAGAAGATTGTATAAGAAAAGAAGATGGTTATACAGGTCTTTATGGGGAAGATTTAACTAAGATTGTTGTTTCGCATAACTCGGAGTTGAGGAATCTATCTTATTACGGGACAACGTGGGAAGCAAATGTACCTTATGTTAATCGTGTACTTATAGATAGGCTAAAAGAAAAAGATAACAAACCTTTTGAAAATTATAAACATAGGACTTGGTATCTTGATTGTGAATGGTCGCCCGCAACAAACCAAATGAGGGTGATAGTAGTTTATGATAATTTTACCGAAAATGAATATGTATGGTTTGTATGCCCTTCTATTAAAGAAGAAGGTTTGGCTGATGGCGAGCCTAAAAGGTTCGATACATACGGTGATTACGAATACCCTACCCCTGCACTCGGATTTGGTAGTGAAAGGGATATGCTTATTCATTTCTTGCGACACATGAAGAGACAAGACCCTGATATTATCACAGGATGGTATGTCGTTGGGGCTGACATTAGAACAATAGTAGAGAGAAGTAGGGCTTGCGGTCTTAATCCCGCCACACTATCTCCTATGAGAAGAATTAGATACAAGTTTGGTGATTGGGAACAACCAATCGTAGGTAGAAACTGTATAGATTTGATGATAGCGTTCTCTAAAATATGGGAATTGAAAAACGGTAAATTACCGTCTTACAAGTTAGACGATGTTGCTAACGAAGTTTTGGGGGAAAAGAAAATTGAATTACCCGATGGACACGATACTTATTATTCAGACCTTCCATTGTATGTACATTATTGTAGACAAGACGTAAGGTTACTACCTAGACTTGACTTAAAAGTAAATGCTTTAGATTACTATACTGCATTACAACACGTTGTTCAATGCGACCTGCGTTCCACACCTTTTATCACTAAGATGTTCACAAGTTTAGCGTTGAAGGATGAAAAGTTTGATAAGAGAATACCTACACAACCACAGTTTCCTTACACACCTTATGACGGGGCTAACGTCTTAGAACCCGAAGTAGGTGTATATGAAAACGTAGGTATCTTAGATATAAAGGCTATGTATCACAGTAACGTACACAAGTATGGTATATCTTGGGACACACTAGACCCCGAAGGCGAGGATTGTGGTAACGGTAGTAAGTTTAACGTAAAAGAAAAAGGTTTATTGTGTAGGTTGATGGATGATATGACTTATCTACGGAATGAAAACAAACTTAAGATGATGATGAGTGACACACTAGAGAAGAAAAACAAATGGGATATAATGCAGTTTGCTTGTAAGTCTCTTGTGGCATCTATGTATGGTGTAGCAGGTGATTCTAAGTATGGTTTTTATCATCCCGAAGTAGCATCTGCTATAACATATACATCAAGGAATACTCTTGAGGAATTAATGTATCACGCAGAGGATATAGGCTTCAAGGTCTACTACGGGCATACAGATTCTATATTCTGTAACATAGATAACCCCGAAGATGGTGTTAAGGCACTAGAAAAAATAAACCAAGAAATGTCTCCGATAGAAACCGAGTTTGAAAAGTGGTGTCCTAGTATGTTAATTATGGCTAAGAATAGATATGCGGGAAAAGTAACTTGGACTGATGGTTCTTACCATGACCCCAAGACTTATGTTAAGGGCATCGAATTAAAACAGTCGAGAATGCCTAGCGTTATGAAATTGTGTATGAATACAGTTATTGATGGGATATTAGATGGTACAGACCAAAAACAAATCACACAAAGTATATCCTCTCTTGTTGATGATGTAGTTAAGGGAAAAGTAGACCCCTCTGACCTATGTATGAAGGGTAAACTAGAAAGAAACCTAGATGATTATAAGGTACTATCGGGTTCTTCCGCAGGTGCGGCTTGGGCTAACGAATATCTAGGTAAAGGATATAGAAAGGGTTCATTCTTCAAAGTTACCATAAATGAAAATGGTAAATACATAGCATTCGATGACCCGTCTGATATAGACGGTGTAACAAAAATAGGTAATAAGATTCTTGCACAAAGATTTATCTTAAATAAAATAGAGCCTTATTACAATTTAGCCCAATGGGATATTCAACCTATACATAACTCTTTAGAAGGTATGAGTGGGATGAAGTGGTTATAGATAACTATATAACCGTAGGAAAAGGAGAGGTAAATAATGTCTAACGCAAGCGATATAAGAGAATTACAACAGAAACAAGAACAATTGACACAGGGTGTAGTAAATGCCTTTGAACAGGTTAGTTTTGATTATGCAAAACTACAAACGATGTTCTTCGCACTACTACAGGACTTAGGTAAAACAGATACTCTGTCTTGCTCGGAATGTGATGAAGAAGTTATGAGGCCATTATTGTCTCAATTACCTGTAGAAAGTACCTGCCCTATGTGTGGTGGTGGTTTAGTCCATGATACTTCACAAACTACTGTTGATGATTGGGATAACGGCACAACAGAAGAAGAGTGATTATATGAAAGCGACACAAGAGCAGAGTATTGATTCTTCATACAGACCTACAGAAAAGAAATGGCTGAGAATAAGTAAATCATCTTTGATGACATACATGATGTGTCCTAGACAATTTTATTGGCGGTATATAGCGGATATACCTAGCCCACCACCTAGTGAGGCCGCCATTCGTGGTGGTAAAATACACAAGGTAATGGAGATAGGTCTACTAGAAGGCTCTGATAAAATAATGAGTGCTGCTATAGAAGAAGGCGTAGATGATGATGTAGGGGTGGATAGCCTCAATATGTTATTACATCAGATAGCACATGACATGGGCGGCTTCGATATAGTAGAGGCAGAAGTTAAGCATCAAGTAGCAGAAGAATACAACGGCTACAATATTATTTGGGTTGGTATGATTGACGGTGTTATTAGACACCCCGATGGTGGTTTAATTCTCATGGAATTGAAAACAGGTAAAATGAATATGGGTAAACTAGGTAGGACTAGAAAGGAATTGGTCTACTACTCTAGGCTTTTGAGTAAACTAGGGTACGATGAACCTATAACACATTTTATGTATATCTCTCCCGATTATGAAATACCCGAAGATGGTAATGATAAATTATTGTTAGAAGGAAACAAGAGAGGTAAAAGTTTGTGGTTGGGTGCAGAGCGTGGAATTGCTATTCTTGAGAAGATAAACAAGCGAAGTATAAATGCTTTCTCGGAATCATTAAGTAGCACTATTGAGTCGCTAGTAATCCAACAGTACCCTATGAATTGGAATGACTATTTTTGCCCCTTGTGGTGTGAGTTTAACATGAATTGTGAGTCAGAAATGACAGGGTACGTTGATAATGGATTAGGTGAATGGAATGAATAGAATTAATGTATGTGCGGCTTGCGGTGCTAGTGAGTCTTGGGCTGATGAAGATTTGATGTGGAGAGTAACAGGTGAAGAAGGGGCAGACCCCGAAGAAATTACCGTAGTTACTTGTAAATGTGGTAATAAACAAAAGAAAGAAGAGTGATTTTATGCTTAGTTTTCCTAGAGAGATTGGTCTTAGACGTAAGATTTGTAAATCTCAAGAGGAATATGATATTTACGTTAAAAGTATTAACGGTAAATCTTCTTGTTATACATCTCTGTATAGTTTTCAACAAATGCACCCTAATATGTCTTGGAAAGTAGACCCCGAAACGGTCATCATGGATAGAGCATGGTGGGATTTTGATATTGTAGAAGGTGGTACTCTAGATGATGTAAAAAGAGATGTAGCAGTTTTACTAAATAGACTTAAGGGAGATGTAAGGTTAGTCTTTACAGGTAGAGGATTTCATATCCATCAGATGTTCGATAAAAATGTCATTGGTACTACCATAGCCAAGCACGTTGATAGGTACGAGAGAGAGGTCGCTAAGGGGTTAAAAACACTAGATGGCGTAGGTCATCCCCTTAAACTTACACGCATACCCGATACATACAATACTACTAGAAAGAAGTGGGCTGTTAATGTGGACTTAGATGCGTTCAAAGCAGACCCTTTAGGTTACAAGATACCGGAAAGACCTAACGCATCTCTTAGAATCAATGACCCTTTTAAGGGAAAAGAAAAACAATCAAACTTCAGTATTATAAAATGGATTGCTAATAATCCTTTACAAGTAGAATACCTACCTATTACGGGTAGTTTTGACGGAAATATAACTTCTGCTAGTCAGATACCAATACCACCATGTATAGACAATGCTATGAGGCATGAGAATCCTAGACATGAGGTAAGAATAGCGTTGGCACAACATTTGTATGAGAATCTTAGGTGGTTTGCACACCCTAGTACATTAACGGTAAAACAAAAAAATGATATTACCGAAGAGATTATAGATTTTATATCCACATTAGGATGGAGAGACTTCAATGAGTACACAAGTAGAAAGCACGTTAGAAGTCTACTTAACTATGAGAGAACACCCTCATGTTCGTGGCTACAGACAAGAGGATTATGCGAAGCATCTTGTTGGAGAGATGACGGCACAAGGAGAAAATAATATGATGCGAACACCCAAACACTCAAGAGTATTTTTTGAAGTAATAAATGAAGAATGTAATTTCTGTAAAAGTAGATTAGGTTTCCTTTATCCTAAAAATATGCCGCCTGTATGTATGAATTGTAGTATGGAAAAACAATCCTCTTAAATAGAGTAATAATACTGTACCAATTGTGCTTCTGATAGATGACCGAGAAAACCCCAAAGTAATTAATAAGTTGTTAATGAGATTAGGTGAAGAAAACACCCAAGTTTTACGGATGGCTTCTTCCGACTATAGGATAGGTTCGTGGGGAATTGAGGCAAAAGAAATAAATGATTTGTACCGTAGTATCTTAGGTCTAGGTAGAAATGGTAGAACAATAGTACATCAATTAAGAGAATTACAAGAAGATTTCGATAACCCTATGTTAGTAGTCTATGGTACTAAACTAAAACCATACGTTCATGGTGGTAGGCCGACAGCAAAACAGATAGCCGTAGAAATGTCTAGGATGAAAAAAGTAAATCAACAATTCAAAATGACATTTTACCAAAGATTCCCTAAAATTAAGTATATGGAATTGACTACTATGGATGATTTTGTTGAATGGTTAGTAATAAATCATACACAAACACAAGTAAAAGAGGCCACCGGACTTAATGTTATGGAAAAAGAAACAAGAAGTGCTGCTGAAATGAGTAATTTAGACCCAAGAGTAGCGGCTTTGTGTTCCCTTAAAGGTATTTCTGTACAGAATGCAGAAGATTTACTAAAAGAGTTTGGTAGCATACCTAAAATACTAAGAAGTAGGACTACGCAGAAATCTATTATGGAAATAAAGGGTCTAGGTAGACTTAAAGCACAAACAATTTTAGGATTGAGAGAGCCTTACTGAACACCGAAACTATTAGAAGTACCCCTAACAGGTGCAGTAGCCCTATTTAGTTTTACGTCAATATTTTTAAGGATAACACTATTTCTATCCGAGTTATCATTACCTGTGGCTGCCTTTCTTGTTATTTTTACGGTTAATTTATTACCAGATTCTAAACCTGTCAATATTGTTTGTGGTATCAACTCAGTTATCCTATTTTCTGTATTAGTTTTTATTTCGCAGGTATTTGATACTGATTCTCCGGTTTCTTGTACGGTAACAGTAGTGTATAATATTGCTGTTTTGTTTAATGTTGAACCTGCTGCGTGGGTTATTTCTCCTTGTATTAGAATACTTTTATCTATTACATCAACAGGTATAACAAACTCAGTTTGTAGTGTGGATTCAAAAGTAGTGGTAGTAGCACTTTCGTTTAGTAAATCAACCCTACCTTTACCTGCTAAAGCGTAACCGTCAGAAGTTACAGAAGCATTTCCGCTTGCGGCAGATATGTCCACATCCATACCTTCTATACCCTTTAATATACTTGGTACTTTGGGTGGTTTCTGTTGTCCTAAGATACTAAACTTAGAATTATGACTAAGATTATCATTTATCAAAGACATCCTACCTTTTATATTACCATAGGCTGTTTTACTAATTTTATTTATACCTTGATTCGGGTCAAAGTCTAATCTATCAGCCCCACCTTTACCATTATCGTCTGCACCACCTTCGGGTTTCTGTCCGTCTTGGTTAATATCTTGTGAAGGCGTTGTTATGGGTGGCGTTATTGTTGTTGTCTGTTCCGGTGCGGCAGGGACATACCCTCTTGAATCTTGATTTCCTACCTGTCTAGTTTTTCCGTCAGTAGGGAATAAGTAACCCATTACCCCACCACTTCTTAAAGACTCATCTCTTTCTAACTTAAAAGAAACATTTTCCTTTTTACTTGCCGTTATATCCCACGAAACTTCTTGTATAGTCAAAGTAGTGGCTGTATCTAAACCTATACCTGCGTCAGTATATGAAACAAAGGTAGCGGGTATGTAAGATAGGTCATTAGTAATATTTATTCTTGGTGCGTACCATTCATTTCTTTCTACCGTAAAGCCACCAAACATTTCTGAATACTCTCTACCACCTAGAGGGAAGATACTATTTACATTTCCTGTTGTTAAAGTTATACCTTGTATAGAGTTAGCGTTTTTTAAGATATTAGCACTATCGGGGTCGCCACATCTATGACGTAGTAAAGCACGACAATATTCTGCGTTAAAACTAACTACTATTTTTGCGTTTGCTACTGCACCATATCCACTAGGTATATCTATTTCATAGAATCCACTACGTTTTACATCCTTAGAAGTTGCTTGGTTCGCTGCTAAAGTAGGTGCTTTATCTCTATCATTGGCGAAACTATAATCAGCAAGATGTATTGTAAACTCGCAATCATCTATTGTAGAAGTTTGAGTTTTTAATGATATAAAGACTCTTAGTGATTCTCCGGTAGCACTACTTATTTTTGGGGTAAAATTAGGTACATGAACAACCTGTAAAGCATAACTAAGTGATTTAGAGCCATACCAATAGTAGTTATCATCCCAAGCCACATCACTAGCAGTATGAGTAAAGGCAGAATTACCGTGTCTATTGTGTATATCGGTAGAGGTTTTCATATTACCGTCTAGTCCGTTAGTCATACCGGAAAACAAAACACCACCTGTACCTAATCTAGTCCAAGAATTACCTTTATTAGTATTACCGGAATCATAATCACCATAACCCTGTAAGGCGATTTGCGGGTCAGAAATATAACCAAATCTACCACTATCAATCATTTTATTTTCTGTCGCACCCTCTAGGATAGGTTCTGCTGTTATAGACATACGGGTTTCTTGGTTTTGGTTGTATGTTTTCTTCGCTACTGATTCGGCTTCTATGCTTGATGTTATGTTTGGGTACTCTAATACTTTCCATCTAGTAGTATCTGTTAGATTTGTAGCGGGATAATCAACAAAAGCCTGTGAATTATTATAGTAAACACGAACATTTGTTATTTGACCTGCTACTTGTGTTTTTAGGTCAGATATTTTTAGGTTTTCTCTAGTGAAAACTAACCCACTATTGTATTTGGGTCTATACTCTATTCTACCATCTCTACCGACTAAGTAAGAAAAGGTTGTTTTAAGGCCGTTTTTTGAGCCGAAGCCACTCTTAGACCTAATATCATTTATCGTGCTTAGAATCGTCTTAGTACGGCTATCTACGGTACTTCCGTAGGTATCGTTGTTCGTAGTAGTGCCATCGGTAGTCATATTAGAAGTTATAGGTATATTATTTATGTCAAAAGCACATGATAATCTAGTCTTAGGCAACCAAGAATCCATAAGTGCGGCAGACCATAGTAATCTAAACTTATCACTATCATAAAAACTACCGCTATTTTCACTTTTTACATCACCCTTAACATTCATAAGTAGCCTTAACATAAAAGCACTACTAACAGTAGTGTGTACGGCTATTGAAGAAGCATCTATTGTAGTACCTGCTATTCTTATACTTGTTTTTACTCCTAGATTACTATTATCATTAACCCAATTATAGACATATTGACTCCATAAAAATGTTTCTAATTCAGATGGTGTATCTTTCAAGGAATCGGAAACAGTTGTAGCAGATGTTATATACACATTACTTAGTTGTACCGGAATTGTATAGTCATCTGTGTTAGAAGCGTCAGAAGTCCAAGTACCACTAACAATTATTGTATCTTCGTCTACTACCGATAATATATTGTGCCTTGTAGTATTCGTAGTATTTTTTATAACCATACCGTTAGTAACCCCTTTTGTTACAAAGGTTTCTCCCGATTTAGTAAGTGTTGTGTTAGGTGTAGGATAACTAGGGCTGTCCGAAGAATCTACTTCTATCGCTGTATTGGAAACTGCTGTACTTAGTTTACCTGTCCAACAAAAATATAATTCTTGGGTATCATCCGAACCTTCTAAATCTGCTTGTATTAAACCTGTTCCCCTATCTGAAAAATTAGTAGTATCTTCTACGGGTATTCCGGCATCACCAATAAACAAACCCTCATCTGCAAATGTCACATCAGATAACAACCTTCTAGTATTAGGGTGTTCTTGATAGGGCGTAGCCGTTGATTTGTAAGAAGAGATTGCTTCCGCATAGTAGTTATCTATCAAAGAAGGGAAACCATGTACCGTTGCTACATAATCACCTAAGTTAGTATTACCACCGGAGATTTGACCTGTTGTGCCTTTATTTACTAAAGTATTAAGGTTAAAGAAAGGTGAAGAATCTATAACTAAAAATGACCCCGCCTTATCTTCCCAATCGTGATATTTGGTGTCTAATTCTTTTTCTGAGGCTGCTGCGGGGGCTACCATAATATTACCTACTGCTGCGTTAGTATTTGTACCTGCGGTAACACCTTTTAAGGTAATATTGCTTGTACCACTAATAGATGCTATTTGATAAGTACCATCATAATGTAGACTATTATATACGGTAGCATAAGAACCTACTGTGTATCTTGATTCTGTAAGACCTTCTATTACTAATTGATTTGCCCCATAAGTAAAACTTGATACTTCTTCTCCTAAAGAATAATCGGGTGTCTTAGAAAACGCAGCCCCACTAACAGGCTCATTTGTCGCATCAACATTCCAAATATTTATATCTTCTCCTACCTTCAAAGATGCAAACTTATCTATATCTCCGTTAGTATCAGTTTGGTCTACATAATACAAAGAAACATCGTAGTTTTCCGATGTAGGGTATTGTAAACCAAAGTCCTTTTTTCTAAAACTACCGTCTGCATCAGCCTTACCGTTATTTCTCATGTCAGCCCAAAGCAACCAAAGATGTTTATAATCGTTTGATATGTCTAATATATCTACTTTAAAATTACCACTTAAATTGGCTACCGAAGTAGCAACATAATCTATATATTTACAGCCCACAAGATAATAATTACCACCACTAGATTGAATACCTTGATAAATAAATTGGTATCTCATGTGAGAGTTAGTAGAAAACTTACCTTTTATTTGGGCTACACCACTTGTTTTACCTGCATTAGAAAGAGTCGTATAGAGAGCAGAAGTTATTTGCACCCATTTGTAATTAGTAGTATCTATACCTGTATAATCACAAGAGCCTATTTCGGTTTCTTTTATGTTTCCATAGTGATATTGAAACCAAAGAGAGTTAGGTAAATCTCGCATCCATCTAGCGTGTAGTGTTCTGTATTTGGCTGCTGTAAATGCCGAAGGTGCGGGTGTTATTACTCCCTTATCGCTAGTCCATTCCTTTCTATCATTAAGTGTCTTAAGTCCTGTGTTGCTTGTATATGTACCAAACTCACCGCCTGTATATGTTGTTTTCGTTGTGACGCACCACATATATACGCTAGTTAAAGTATTAACATTAAAGTAATTTAAAGTTTTTTTAGTAGATGCAACAACGTGCCTACCGCTTTGTGTAGTTTCTGTCGCACTACCAATTGTTAATTTATTTACATAAAATACATCTCCCGAAGATAGTGCGGGGTCGGCATCAAAGAAAAATGTGACATATTCTGATGTTGGGTCAGTACTTTTTGGAAACTGTGAAGCCACTAATATTTGCCAATTACCATACCCTGTTATACTATTAGGAATACTTGTATCAAAATCTACACCTGTATATTTACCTGCGTAAATTATACTTCCGTTTCCTATTTGACTAGCACCAAAAGGTAAATCACTTTGTGAAAAACTTAGTGATGTTGTGCCTACCGGAAATACAGGATTTATACCACTTGCGTTAAAATTATTTGAACCTGTTATAGTAATATTACTACTTGTAGTATACCCATGACCCGAAGGTACTTCAATCGTAGTCCTTTTAGTACCTGTAATTAAAGTTTCGTGAAAAGTATCTACATTTATACCTTCGTATTGTTCTTCTAAACTATTAGGGCCTTTTTCACTTTCGTTATTATACATCTGTATAGGATGGCTTGAACCTAACTGCATTCTTTGATTGGAAGTCTCTTCGTAAGAATCGTCTACATCAAAACCGATATTACTACTTAATACTTTTAGGGGTAAAGTACCTAGATTCATAATACTCTTAAAGCCCTGTGCGTCATAAAGCCAATATTCTGTTACTGCGTTTTCGGAATCATTAATGCCTTTTTGGCCTATTTCCCAAAGAGGTACTTGTCTATCAAGAAGGCTTATATTATCGGTAGCGTTTAAATCTATACTTCTATCTCTACCCTTTTGTTTTATACTCATAGTATTTATTACACCTCTCCATACCGGCCTATCTATTCTAGGGTTTTGGCTACCAAAAACTAACAAAGACCAATCTACAGGTGTTGAAGAAGAAAAAATACTTTTAAGGTTTAATAAATAATCTTGTTTTCTCATACCTAAGTTTAGGTTTTCTGTACCCCCGCTTTCGTAGTTAGGCATATCATTTATTTCTAAATTAGCAGTCGAAAAACCATTTAAGGGATAAGTAATTTTTAAAGACTGTATAGGTGTTTCATAACTTGAGTAATCTTCTGCGTCTGTTAGATACCTAACTAAACCTACCCTATCTACCATAAGGGTTG